TTAACGGACTTGGTGACGTAACAGCTGCCTCTGGTACTGCCTATGGTGGAATTACTAACACTGATTTAGCGGATTCAACCACTTGGTTAACAGAAATTGATTCAACCACTAACACAATTAATTACGCTAATTTAAATAATTTAGTTGGTAAATTAATTGCTCGTGGGCAAGGTGCAGGTGATGCAACTGGTTCATACGCGCCAGATGTAATGATTTCTAATTCATTCGTACAAGACAAGTTCTTAGCTTCTCAACAGTCTCAGCAACGTTTTGCTCGTGAAGACGATTTGAAAGCCGGATTTTCGGGCTGTAAATTCCGAAACATCGATTGGTATGTCGATGATTTTTCACCTGGTAGCGCTGATGGTTCAACAGCAGACAATTTCTTATATGTATTGTCTAGCCCAACATTCGCTTTGAAATATAAGTATGGTTTTGAAGGAAAGAAAGCCCCAGTTGATTTCAACGGACGTATTCCAAACCAAGCAATCATCACTTCACAGCACTTCATGGCTTACAACTTAGTTTGTAGAGCGCGACGTTACAACGGCGTATTCAAAACTTTACAATCTTAATATTTTTAGAAAGGAGAAAACTAAATGTCTTACGTAAATTCAATTGACACTGATGACTTAACAAACCCCTCTAGCACACGTAAATATGAGCTAGGCGCACGATATGTTGATAATTCAGACACTAACGCAATTAAAAAAGAGTATGTGTACGTTAAAGCACATGGTGCATTGACTCAGTATCAGCCATACCAGTTATCAGCGGTTAACACTGCTGGAGCTGAGGTATCAACAAAAGCCCCTGCAACTACTGCAAGTGGTGCTACTGTTGTTGCTCCTCAGGTTGCTGTAACTTCTGGTTACTATGCATGGGTTCCCTACAAAGGTATCGTAACTGTATTGACTACTGATACATTTGCAGCCGGTGACTACGCTGAGGTATTGAACGCAGGAACTGGTCTTAAATTAGACGGTGGGGCTTCTGGCTCAACTGCTGAGGGTGCAGGTTCCGTTGGAATCGCAACTACTGCTACAAGCGGTGGTTCAGCATCATTCGTATTGTCAGGAAACGTAGTAGCTGTCGCAGCTTCTTAATAGTTTTTAGGGTGGTGGCCAAGTGCCACCCCCAACACTAACAAAATGGCAAATTACCAAGATATAATTGCAAATGAAGGGATAAAGTACTTTAAATCAACGGGAACAGGTACAGATGCAGACCCTTATATTCCCTCAACGTCAACGGCAATAAGTGCCGATGAAGTATCTAGTATTACTAATTTTAATGTTTCTATTGGCACAAGTAGCACACAAGTTTTAGCTGCTAATAGTAACAGAAAATTACTAATATTAGTTAATGATAGCGATGAGCCTATCTATGTATCTTTAGGTGCAACAGCAACGCTTAATAACGGTATCCGACTAAACGCAAGTGGTGGGGCTTTGGCATTAGATAACCCAATATTTAAAGGCGTAGTTAATGCCATATCAGCTAACGGAAGTAAAACGCTAGTAGGTGCCGAGGGATGACCTATATATACAATCCTACAGAGGGTGGCGGTAGCGGAACAGATAAGTTTTTATCGTCTTTAGGGTTTAACACTGGAACAGGCGTTTTAACTGCTACCATGAATGATAGCGCAACAAGAACAGTTGACCTAGACGGACGATATTTAGAAAACATAGTGGAAGACACGACGCCTCAGTTAGGCAATAATTTAGACTTAAATAATAGTGATATCACAGGTACAGGAAATATAAATATAACAGGCTCTGGTACTTTGTCAGGCGATTTAACCATAGACACAAACACGCTGTATGTAGATTCGACAAATAATCAAGTTGGAATTGGCACAACAACATTAAATGGCGAGATATTAACAGTTAATGGCAACGTCGAAGCTGATAATTTCATTGGTGGATTACGTGGAGAGGTACAATTTAAAGCAAAGGCCGGTGAGGCAATAACAAAAGGTGACCCAGTTTATATATCTAGTTTTGACGTAACTGGAAACCTACCAGTTGTGGGTATTGCCGATGCTAATGACTTTAACAAAATGCCAGCGTTCGGTTTAGCAGAAAATACAGCATCTACAAATGCTTCTATAAATGTAGTGACGTTTGGTACCTTGTCGGGATTAGATACTAGCTCATTTAGCTTAGGGGATGTTTTATATGTATCTGACACAGGAACATTAACAGATACACGGCCAAAAACAGAATCATCACTTATACAAAATATCGGCAAAGTTCAAAGATCACATGCAACCTCAGGATCGATTAAAGTAGGTGGTGCTGGGCGTACAAACGATGTGCCAAACTTAAATGAGGGTAATGTGTTTATTGGTGATGCAACAGGTTGCGCTATAACTAGAGGCTTAACCCTTGATGATATATCAGAGACAGCCACAAACAAGCATTTTACATCTAGCGATAACACAAAACTAGATGGCATACAATCTGGGGCAGAGGTAAATGTAAATGCCGACTGGAACGCTGTTAGTGGTGATGCTCAGATATTAAATAAACCCACAACGATAACAAGTGCAGAGCAAACTAAGCTAGGATATATATCCGTTACACAAGCAGTAGACCTAGACACGATGGAATCTGATATAACAACAAACAACGCAAAAGTAACCAATGCAACACATACAGGGGATGTTACAGGTGCTACCGCCTTAACGATTGCGGATGAAGCTGTTACTAATGCAAAAATTGCACATGTTGCTACTGGAACGGTTAAGGGCAGAACAACAGCAGGGACAGGGGATGTCGAAGATTTAACAATATCAACAACTTTAAAAACAGCATTAAGTCTAGTTAAGGGCGATGTTGGTCTTGGGAATGTAGCAAATGTAGATACAACTAACGCAACTAATATCTCTAGCGGAACGTTAGCAGAAGCACGATTACCAAGTATAGATGCGGATAATACAACAATAAGTAATTTAACGGTTACAAATCTAAAAGCTGGGGTACTTGATACAGATTTAAACAGTGTTAGTACAAGTCACGATACACTTGCAAGTGCTAAAGCAATAAAGGATTATGTAGATGCGAGGGTGCAGTATGCATTGGATAATGCTACTCAGTATTTTGGATAGGAGGAAATATGTTAGTTAGTGACGTTATAGATAGAATTAATACAGCAATAAGCGACGAAGATAGCACAAAAGCGACTAGCAGCTTATTTAGTAATAAAAGAAAAGTTAGCCAACTTAAAAATGCCTTGGATGTATACGCAAGTACCACAAAAGGAATAGAAGATATATTTAGTACACCTGTTAATACTTCAAGCCGAGTAGTTACAGGCCCAACAGATGCCATAAGATCAGAGGCGTATAGATTAGCTTATATATGGCGCGATGGCCGAAAAAATGCAATGAGCTTTAAGGATTTGAATTACGTAACAACGGAATTCCCCTATAATACCTATGCAGGGATTCCACGATTTTTTAATGTTTGGAATAATGAAATTACAATATATCCAGACAATAACAATTCAGCACAGACAACGACTCTTAATGGTGCAATTAGTGACAGTGCTACAACAATTACAGTGGCCTCAACCAATAGTTTTCCTGATTTAAATGGCCGTATAACAATAAATAATGAAAAGATACGCTATACAGCCAAAACAGCAACAACATTTACCGGATGTACTAGAGGTATTGAGGGAACAACAGCAGCAGGGCATAGTAATGCCGATACAGTAACTCATAATAACTTTGTTTTACATTACAGAAAAAAGCATTTTGAAATTAGTGTTGATGCAAACGATACGATATCAGCCACTGATTTAGCTAAAGAAATGGAAATTCCAGACGAGCATGTAGAACCTATAATTGATTTAGTGGCTTACAGGCTTTTAATTTTGATTGATGACTACAATCGAGCAGATAGATATAAAATTGATGCCTCAGCCTTTTATAGACAAGCTAAAAATGATATTGAAGCTGGTTATGGCGATGTAATGAAAGCTGGTATGATTGGACAACCGTATGATTGGGAAGTTAATAATATAGGGAGTACAATTTGAGCTTTGTTGTAGAATCGTATCAATCTAAAGGGCTTAGGGATGATAAAGGACGAAAGTTCGTATCACCTGATTATTTTTATAATATTGAAAATATGAACTATGACAACATCATAGGATGTCAAAGAATAAAAGCCCCTAGTGTTGAATATAACGTAGGCAGCAATCAAATTGATGGTGGTTATGATTTTAGGTACATTGATGCAGTCGGGCAATTTCAAAGTGAAAAAATAATTGTTCAAGGTGGCTCAATCGTTAAAGACTTTTTAACTTCTCCAACTACCATTTATACCGGATTAACAGCAGGGAAAAAATGCACGTTCGGAATATTAAACGATAAGCTATTTATTTCTAATGGGTTTGATTATCCATTGGTTTATGATGGAAGCTATGTTAAGGAAATGGGCGCACCTACTGCCAAAGACTTGCTTGTAGCAGGTGGCTTAACAGGAGCTTACTATTACGCGATGACATATGTTATTGATGGTGTCGAAATTATACTTGGAACTAAGTCAAATACAATTACCGTATCAAGTAAAAGCATTGATCTTGATTTACCAGTAGGAATAGCAACTTGCACAGCACGTAAAATATACCGTACAGAGGCAGGGGGAAGCACATTAAAACTACTAACAACTATTAACGATAACACCACCACAACGTATCAAGACAATACAGCGGATGGATCACTTGGTGCAAATATACCGAGTACAAACAGCTCATGCCCAACACCACAGTTTATAACTGTTAAAGACGAAAAAATAATAGGGGCGGTTAATGCCAATAGACCAAACTACTTGTATGTCACAGAGTTTGAGGTAGAAGTGTTTTTTAACACGTCGGGCGTATATGATGTATCGGGTGTAGGAAACGATAATTCACCTTTAACAGGATTAATAGAAGACTATAACCAGATCGTAGTTTTTTCAGAAAACCATATATATTTAGCTGATACGTCAGGATTAACAACAAGTGTAAAACAAACAACGTCAAACGTTGGATGCATTGATGGTTTTAGTATTGCGAGAATACCAGAGAATGACATATTACAGGGCGGTATTATGTTTGTTTCTAATTTGTACGATGTTCGGATTTTTAGCGGTAATATTGCCACAAACTTAGCCACAAGTTTTGATAACTTAACAACAAATAATTTTTCTAGCGCAATAAATAAAGATAGTTTAAAAAATCAGTTAAAAGATAACCGATTAGAAGCAGCATTTTTTGATTATAAATATCATTTGATTGCTGAAACATTTATGTATGTTTACGATATACGTATTTCAGGATGGACGAAGTATTTTATTAAAACAACAAGTTACACCCCTATTTATTGGCGGTTTTTTCAGATCGACCAAACGTTGTATATTACCCAAAAAAATGCAGGTATTGTGGAGCAAATGTACAATGCTTTGAATTATCGTGGGGAAGAATTAACAGCGTTTTTTGAAACGCCTGAAATAGCGGTGGGAACAGAACAAAAATTCTATAAAAATTTATATGTGTATTATGACAAGTCAGGAAGTAATACTTTAACAGCAACTGCAACAATAGACAGCACAAAAACAGTAACTGCCACCATCACTTATGATGGAGCGTATTATGACTTTGATTATTTCGATGAAGATTATTTTGAGACGACAGAAGACGAAGAAGATTACAAAGTGGTATACATAAATAAATACGCAAATTGGATGCGTTTTAAAATAAGCACACAAACACAAGCCATTATTAAAGGATGGAAATTGGAAGGGCGTATAATTCAATGAATGTGGAGTATGTAACGAATAATGATATTGATGAAATTGTTAGCTTCGGTGAGCAATGTTTTAGAAATATGAAATTAGATAAATTAGGATTAAATTATTGTAAAAAAAGCCATACTCAAAACATGAAAAGGTATATTAATACGGACACCTATGTCAGTATTAAATGCATGAAAGATCAGTCTATTATTGGTTTTTTATCAGCTTATGCGTCACCGCAGATATTTAACAATGATCGTGGCATCATGAATGTTTTTACAATACAGGCCAAACCCGGACTGCCAAGCATAACTAAGGGACGTGTTGTAAATGCATTAAGGGTATTTATTGAAGATATATGTAAAAAAGTAGGAATACAATTAATTAATTTTCAGGCAATGATTAGTAATGATTTATCTAAATATTTAGAAAAACATAACTATAAAAAAGGCGATATTTTGTTATATAAGGAGGTAATTTAATATGGGAGCATTAGCACCAATAGGTATGGAGATAGGTAAACAGGCAGCGTTAGGCGTTGGATCGTCAATGTTAGCGAGTGAAGCAAATAAGGCACTTGGACAAACGCAAAAGTCAGGAATACAATCCGGAATGATTTCACCGGCCTTAACTAATTATTTAGGGAAATCCTTAGCGCAACTTGAAGAAGAAAAGAGACGTAAACAAATGTTAGATAGTAGAAGTTTAAATTATAATCCTAATAAATTTGGAGGGTATGCATAATGGGTGGTAAATCAGAAGAAAGAAAAATAAGTGAATCACAACTTGCAGCACAAAAAGAAATGGCAGATGTGCAACTAGCGCAACAATTAGCACAACTTAGAGGGCAACAGCTAGGCCAAGAAGAAGCACTTCAAAGAGCGCAAGATATTTACGGTCAAGCCAGTGGCCGATTTGGGACATTGCAACAGGCGGATATACCAGAGCTTACAGGAACGCCAGAAGCCATTACACGATTGCAAGGCTTAATACGTGAAAGAGCTTTACCAGAGCAACAACAAGCATTAAGTAGAACTAAACTAGCACAACAACAGGCAGGAGTTAGAGGCCTAGAAGCTGCATTAATGGCGCAACAACAAGCTACCAGAATGGGAACTGATTTAGCGAGAGCAGCGGAAGAAGTAGCATTAAAACAAGCATTATCTGATCGTGGATTAAGACAACAAGAAGCATTAAGACGCCAACAGTCGGCAGAGGAATTCCAAAAACAACAGGCTTTAACTGGATTAGGTCAAACTTTAACACCAGTTCAAAAAGTGGTTGGTGAATCAGCATTAGAAGCTAAACAGAAAAAAAGAATTGAAGAACTAGAAAAACAAAATACTCTACAAGCACAATTAGCAGCAACGAGACAATTCCAAAGACAGAAAATAGGGTTTTAATATGAATCAACAAATAAGAAATAAAGTTAATTTATCAAAAATAGAGCCAAGGCCAAGTAATAACAATATCCTTGCACAATTTTTAGGTGGTATAGGTAGTATTGGCCAAGGTGTAGGAGAAGCCATAGGACAAGCGGGAACTGGAATTGCCGGGGGTATCGGTCAAGGGGTGGAGCTTATAGGCCAAGGCATAGGCGAAATGAATAAATCGCCAGAAGGTAGACTTGCATTGCGTGAATTGATGGGTGCAGCACTTAGAGGCGTAGGGCAAGAAGATTTAGGCGTTGGAGTTCAACAATTCGCACAGCGTGTATATACGCCAGAAGCACAACGTTCATTATACGAAACACAACAAAAGGCCGAAACAGAAAAAGCGGAAAGAAAAGCAGCAGCAGAGGCAGAAAAAGCAGAAAAGGAACGTCAGCAAAAACTTATTGATGAACAACGCAAAAGACGGCAAAACATTGAAGACACATTGTTTATAGATTTAAAGAAAAAAGAGCAAGATCCTACACAGGCTCGATTTAATGCAAGAACTCAGGCTTCACATATAATTCTAAGTGAATTTGAATCTGAAAAAAATCCTTATTATACAAACACACAAAAGTTTATAAGAGATCAAAACGTGCCTTATATGTTTAAATCAGATGAATATAAGCAGATAGAACAGGCACAGCGTGATTTTATAAACGCAACATTGAGAAGAGAGTCAGGAGCAGCAATCGCACCATCTGAGTTTGAAAATGCACAACTACAATATTTTCCACAACCTGGTGACACACCAGAAGTTGTAAAGCAAAAGCAAAAAAATAGAGAAATGCAATTTGCAAAAATAGAAGAACTAAAACAGCGTGACCCACTAGGAATTTTATAATGAACTATATTGAGTTTTCAAAAAGTATAAAAAGTAAATATCCGCAATATAAAGATATTGATGATTTAGAGTTAGCAAATAAAATGATTGCTAAATATCCAGAATATTCAGAACAAATAACTTTTAATGAAAAAATAACAGCAGCACCTGAAACAATTGCACAAGAGCCAACCTTAATGGAAAAGATACGTGCAATTGAACCAAGACAGGCTATTGCTGGCGTTGCAAAAGCTGTACCCTATGCGGCAGCGTTAACCCCATTAGGATTAGCTGGACAAGCTGCAATTACTGGAGTGAGTCGAGTTGCTGAGGGTGTAGCTGAAAAGGAAAGATTACCACAAGCCTTAAAAGCTGGCGCTATAGCAGCTGGAACTGAATCAGCAATAGGAAAAGGGTTAAAACTAGCAAAGCCAGTAGCTAAAGCTTTGGCTAAGCCAGCTAAAGAAACAGCAGGATTTGTTGGAAACATACTAAGCTCAGTACCTAGGGAATCAATAGAAAAAGCATTAAGCAATCCAAGAATATTAAAAACCAAAGATACATATACGGATTTAGGTAAAAAAGCAAAAGAGGGTTTGCAAAAGTTATTGAAAGAAACTGGAACACGAAAAAAACAAGAAACAAGAATTTTAAAACAATCTGAAAAGCAATTTGATTTATCAACGTTCGTAAATCGTCAGAAACAACTGCTTGAAAAGAAAGCAGGACAACAAAGCGTTTACACGCCACAAGAAAAAGTAGATATAAATTCAATATTAGATAATGTAAAAAGAGAGCGTAGCCCAGAGGGATTACGAGAAATTATGGACCAGATTGACAATACAAGTCAATTATATAAAGACCCTGCAACAGTTTCTAAGAGAACCACAAAAGGCGATAAAAAATTAAAAGAAATAAGCAACAAAATTAGAACTCAATTAAAAACTGAGGTTCAAGGCGTTTCTGATTTAAGAGAGCAAACAAAAGAAGTGCTTGAAATTAAAGAAATCCTTGGTAAAAAATTAGCAAAAAACAAAGACGCTTCAAAACTTTTAAAAAGACAACAAGATGATGTTACACAAGAAGCATTACAAAAACTAGATGACCTGTTACCAGAAAAAGATAAATTTTTAAATAAGTCAGAAAACATAAAAATTAAAGAACAGTTTAGTAAAATTTTTCCTGGCCAAGGCGGTGGATCAGGTGGGCCAGAGGGCGTAGCCAATTTAGCGCGAGTTATATTATCCGGAGCGATAGGTGTAAAAACAGGAGCGGTAACAGGCGGGCTGACTTTTGCTGCTTCAAGCCCATTAGTCCAAAAAGCAGCTATCGGAACATTACCAACAGTAGGAAAAGGCTTACAGGTAGCAGGAAGAGCAATCCCAAAAGCTGCAGCACTAGCAGTTACCCCAATAGAAAGACAAGAAAGCGGAGGCATAGCCCCAAGATCATTACAACAAATTAAAAAGGAGCGTGGACTATAATGGCAATACCAAGTGCAAGTCAATTTAATAAATGGAGTGGAACGAAATTTACCAATACCGATTGGGATCAGAACATAGACAAAACAGTAGAAATATTAGCTAATGGCAATTATGACCTTAACGTGGCACAAGTAACAGCTACAAGTTACGTTGGCATACCCTCCGATCAATTTTCGACAATAACAGCAGGTGAAAACCTTACAGCAGGTGATGTTGTGAGAATTAGTGGTGGACAAGCGTATAAAGCAGACAATTCAACAAGTGCCGGTATTACAGCGGTTGTGGGCGTTTGTAATACCACTGTATCAAGCGGTGGAACGGTTAAAATTGACTATGGGTTTTATAATTCGTTTAGTTCATTAACAGCCGGTACCATATATTACATAGGAACAAGTGGATCGATAACAGCAACCAAACCAAGTTTATACCCTGTAGAGATTGGCCGAGCAGTCAGCGCAACAAGAATAAACCTTAATTTTCGCGAAGATGATAAACCTACTGGAACTATTATTAGTACAGCTTTAACATCAGCCCCTAAAGGGTATATTGAATGCGACGGTTCAGCAGTTAGTAGAACGACACACGCACGTTTATTTGGGGAATTAGGCGTTATATATGGTAATGGTGATGGAAGTACCACGTTTAATTTACCTGATTACAGAGGCCAATTTTTAAGAGGTTATGATAATACAGCAGGAACAGACCCAGACGCAGCGTCAAGAACTGATCGAGGCGACGGCACGACAGGCGATGCGGTTGGTACGAAACAAGCGGACGCTTTACAAGGCCATCATCATCAATTTTTTGCCGCTTCTGACCTAACAAGATCAAATCCAAGTGGGGGAGGCGATAGTGCGGAAATGCGAGAAGCTGCAAGTGCTACAACTCAAAGCGGTAACGATTATGTACAACACGCTACAACAGATTCGACGTACGGAACAGCACGGATCACAAGTGAAACAAGACCAAAAAACATTAATGTTATGTATTGTATAAAGCTATAAAATGGAACTATTAGAACTCATCCCTGCATTATTAGAAATCATGAAAAGTCCTAACGGTCAGGCATATGTTTTTGTTATACTATATGCAGGAATGGGTTTCTATGTGTATAAAATGACCACGCAATTAAACAATTTTAAAAAAACAATGTCAGAATATAGAGAACATACAGACGAACAATTTAAAGAAGTTCGAGATGAGCTTAACGACATGAAAAAACTGCTATATAAAATGGCCGGTAAACTCGAAGTCGAAGCATGATAAAAGTACACTTTCACAAAAAAGAATACAAATGGTGGAATATACTAAAATACACAACAAGCATAATCAAAATATTCTCAAATGATATTTATTATCATGTTAGTTTTGAGATAGATAAAAAGTATTATGAATCAGAATTTTTTAGTGGTGTAGCGCGATATGCTAACCCAAGAAATGACATTGCTTACACATTACAATTACATTTAGATAAAAAGATT